TTTAACTTTACCAGTTACTGCGGTTTTTAATTTTGATCCTGGATTAGCTCTTCGATAAGCTTTCACTCCAGCCTTTGTCATTCCAGCACCTTTTTTAGTAGGTCTGTAATTTTTTTTATTTCTTGAAATTGCTCTTGCCATTTGACTAATGCCTGGCGGATTTCTCCGCCAAGCAAAATGATTATTGACTACTCAACTGTGTACATAACCCAACAATGAATAGAGCCACTTATAGTTGCTCCACCAGTTGTGATTACAATATCAGTTTCCGCAGTTGTTCTGTAACCCAGACCAGTCATCGCAGTATTAGCAGCAGTAGAGCCACCTAACATTGATTGTGTTTGACCAGCAGCATTCCAAGTACCTACAGCAGCTAAATATCTGTCATCGTCTCCGCTGTCTCCAACTTTTAAAGTTGAAGATCCGCCTAAAGCATCACACTTTAGAACAACATCCATTATAGTTGCGTTAGTTGGTATTCTACCAATCGTTATGTCTGATCCAGATGCAAGACTTGAAGCTTCATAACTATCGTATGAAACTCTCATCTTTCCACCAAGAACTTCGCTGTCCACTTTTACAATAGGATCAGCAGTTATATTTGTGTAATTTACACCTTTAACACTTGCCATGATATATATCTCCTATTGATTAAGCTTCATGAGCTTCGATTGTTACAACTTTATCTTCTTCCATTCTAGTTGCACCGATTGACTGGCAAACATAAACTTGATGAGCATAACCTTTGTCAGATCTCTCATCAATTCTAGTCATTAAGTCTTGACCGATAGCCATCTTACAACCATCCATTGCCCATACTAGGCAAAGTCTTTTAGATGATGCAGATGTAAGTCTGTTAGACACGATAAAGTTGAAGCCAAGGAATGAATTAACTTCTCCATTCGCTAAAGCTTTAACACTATTAAAATCGCTTGAAGTAACTTCAGTAGTTCCTAATAGATCTGTGATCTGTTTTGGAGATACTGCAATGTATCTAGCGATTGATGGATCAACTGAAGCTGCATCCAAGATCTCTTTTGCAGATCTTAATTTAGCAATAGTTAAACCATTAGTACCACCTTCAGTTATCTTTTGGCTTGAAGGAAGAGCAGTAGCTGTTGAGCCAGTCTCTCCAGTAAAAGCTGTTCCAGATAACGCAGCGATGATTTCATCGTCTTGAGCTCTACCTAATGCGTAAGCAGCAGCAGAAGCATAAGCCGATGTTGGATCGATTAGAGTTCTAATTTTATCTTGGTTATCGATAAGATCAGCATACTCGTAATCAACAAGACTTACTCTTCTTCTTGCATGTGGTGTATCCATCTGTGGAGTGTCAGCATGTCTTGTAGTTCTTTTAACTGCAAGAGCACTTCCGACTTGGTCGAAAAATGCATTTTTGCCAACAACAGTTTCAACATCAACAGCAGATCTCAAAAGTGAGCCTTTTTGTTGTGATAGCATTTGTACATTGTTTGAATACTGCTGTACAAAAGCTGTAGTAATTTGATTTGACATTGTCAAACCTCCTTATGTTGTGGTTGATTTTATCGACTTGGTTGTCTCCGAATTGGAGGTCGCATCTGTGAATTTTAAGACTTCACTTTGTCTTTTTTCTTGGCGGTCTTTTCAGATTGTCGCTTTGAAGTTTGCATAACCCAGTCAAAATAATTTTCAGCTATTGGCAGAGGATCTCTTCGATCATTCTCTGGACCAAATTCAGTTGCTAGTCTTAAACATTCAAGTCTAACTTCTTTGTCTGTTATTATTTCGCCTGGCTCAAATTTTTCATTAGCCATTTAACATCTCTCTCAACTTCAAGACTTCTTGAACTGCTTTGTTATGATTTGGATGTGTCTTAATCCAATAAGCAGAGCCTTCTTGAGTTAGTTCGTTAATTTCTTTTTCAATATCTTTAGCTGTCATATAATCAGATCCATCGCCTTTGATGATTTCATCTTCTGATAATTTGTCAGCTAGTTCAGAAAAAGCTTTTATGACTTTAATATTGTCTCCAAGTCTTGAGCCATCTTTTAGATAAGTATTTTCTAAAAAATCTGATCCTAAAGAATTAACTGCAAGCTTTTTAGCCTGGTCAAGTCTTTTAGCAAATTGAGGTCCATACTCTTTTTTAAGTTCAGTCTCTGTTTGTAATTGTGTTTGAGCAGCAGCTTCTTCTTGAGATGCAGCATTGTTGCCATTCATCTCATTATAAAATTTAATTAAGCCTTCAGCTTGTTTAGGAAGTAATCCTAATTGATGTGCAGCTTTATTAAATTCTTTAACTTGCGTTTGATCCAGTTCTTGATCTTTGATGTTATATTTGTAGCCATCTGGTGTATCTGGTGCACCAAGTCTTTTAAATACTTCATTCCAATCTTCCTCTGTTGCATGCTTATTAGGAACTGGAATTTTATCAGCTCCAACAAGTTTTTGAGCATGGAGATAACTTTTTACGAAATCTTCCATGTTGTTAAAATTGTCCAAAGCTTTTTCTTCTTTGAAACCTTCAGGAATTAAATCTTTAAAATTTGTTTCCTGGTTTTCTGAAACTAATGTCGCTTCAGTATTATTCTGAACAACATCAGTCGATTGTTCAGATTGCACCTCTGGTGCAGTTGTCTGATTTTCCATATATACCTATTGGTTATTTTGATTTAAGTATTCCTTTAATGAATAGAGAAATTGATCTCTGTCCTTCAAGGAATGCGGTCTCATGACTGTTATCTTTTGAGAAAGTAGTCGAACTCTCATGACATCTTATTGAGATGTCCTCTAAAACTCTTTTGCCTTCTTCAGATCCAAAAACTGTTTTGTAATCTTCTCGAAGCTGTTTAATCTTTTTTTCTATTTCTTTATTGTGATCCATCTTGAACTATTTTAGCCATTGGAGCTGCATTTTTAGCCATTTGAGTTTCAGCCATTTGTTGCTGCATTTCCATTTGTTGTGCTTCTTGTTCAGCTCTATCTGATCTAATTTGTTCTACTTCAGCATCTGATTTAATTACTTTTGCTGGTAATCCTAAAATTGAAATAATTTGTTTTACTAATCCATTTTCATCGATGTAATCCATAACTGGCATTGTTTGAGCAAGTGATCCAAAAATTTCTAAACCTCTCATTAAAGATTGAAGTTCTTGTCCTCTTTGAGCTAATGCCATTGGAGAAACAAATTCTATTTTTAATTCTTGTTGCTGAAGAATATCTGGAGATTGCATGAACAAACCATTTCTTAAAAGAATATTAAATACTCTAGTAATCAATGGAGATAATAATTCAGATTGTAATCTACCTAATACTGGACCAAGTATTCTCATTTTCTCTTCTTGTCTTTGGACAACTTCAGTCGCAGTCATGTTTCTATTTTCAGTTACAACTAACTGATCGATATGAAACATTTTATTAATAGCATCTCTTCTTTGATTTTCGTTATTAATAGTAATTGAAGTATTAGCATTAATATTTAGTGGCTCAATTCTATCTCTTGATCCAGATCTATAGTAATTAATAGATCCTGGAGACATTCTAATAGGAGCTAACATTCCATCATCTGGAATGAGTAGAGGAGGATCAATTTGTTTTGCAGCAGCTTTTAAACTGTTCTCTACCATTTTATTTAAAACTTTTACATCTGGTAAAGCATTCATTCCTGGAGATCTTCCATACTGTTCAGTAGAAGCTTTTAAGTATCTTGGAACAACATAAGGATTTTCTAAAAAGCCACCAAAAGATATTATGTGTCCAGATCCATATTCAAAATAAATACTTTGAAATGGCATATTCTTTTTATCTTTTTTATTAGGATCATAATCAATTCTTGGTCTAACAACATGAACTAGATCTACATCATCAAATGGATTTTTATTTGCAATGTTTTGAATTTCTCTTGATACATTTTCAAAACCAAATTTAGATACAGCTGCTTGAGCTGACATTTTAAATCTACGATATATTGTATCGACATATCCTTTTTTATTTTCCTGGATATAAATTTCTTTAATGTGTCTTGCAGAAAAGTTTAATACATCTTCTTGATCTTCTTCAATTAATAAGCATGAAGTTCCAAATGCAATCAAATCATGATATGCTTCATGGATTTCTTGTTGAAAGTTTGATTTCTGAATTACATCGTACATGCGTTCTGTACTGTCCTCTAACCATTCTTTCGCTTCATCACTCTCATTTAATTGTGTTTCTTTAAATCTTAATGAGAACCATCTATTGGCAGATGAAGTCAACATACCATGCAGAGATGCAGCTAAAAGTTCAAGAGCATGGACAGATGTTGCGTCAAATATTTGTGTATGTCTTTTATCTCCTCTTGCTCGTTCTTTTGTGATCTCTGCTTTTCTAGGTAACATCAAATCTGCTACTTCTTGCCAATGGCTTTCCCAGTTTGATCTTTTTTCCATTAACCTAGATAGGTTGTCTTTTAGCTGTTTAGCTAAAGTTTTAAATTCTTGTGATTGCATCTATTTTTTTCTTTTTCTTTTAGCTTTATTCTTTTTGCTATTTGGAAAACCAGCTTTCATATTCTTGTAAGCTTTAGCTGATATGGTTGATTTCTTTTTAGATCTGGAAGTACCAGCTTTTTTTCTTTTATTAATATTTCTGTAAAGGCTCATAATTTATCCTAATAATACTTTTTTACTTAATTTTGCTTTAGATGTGTCGCCAGTAACTGAAGTTAAAATTGTTCTAGTTTTTTTGCCTCTTTTTCTCTTTAAGAGCAATTCATCATCAGTCATTTCAACATCTGTTGGAGCTATCTTATCAGCCATGATTAAATCAGACTTCACTTCAGAGTTATCCATTTGTGAATCTACTTTTGGTTGT